CACATTGTCGTCGGTTTCCTCGTCGTTTTCACCCGTGTTATTGAGACTGAGCCCACCCAAATCACCGGCTTTTGCGGAAGCGGTCTGGATACCGCTACTAGTCTCCGGAGCCGGAAGTGGGGTGAATTCCCCTTCGATTGTCTCAGCCTTGGGGATGGACGCCAATAGCTCCTCGACGCTGAGGTGCATGACCTTCTGCTCGATGCTCACCGATATCTGCTGCATCTCCTGCTTCGAGAGCTTGTCGTCAGCAGTTCCCGCAAACATATTCAGATCAAATGCCTTGAGCTTCTTGAGTTCCTCGGGGTCTTGAAGTTTGTCGGTCATCGCCGAGATAGCGAGGCGCCGGATGCGTTGCCAGCCACGGGTCGCGTAGTCCTGGTCCTTGTCCTTGGTGAGAGGATGGTTCTCGATGATGCGGTTGATCACTGGAGTGGAGAGGCCGAGGATTTTGTGGATCCGGCTGATCGAGATGCCATCGATGTGCAGGTCAGCCACGACATCGCACATGTGGCGGAAGTCATCACTCATCTCGCTCCACTTGGCCGTTTCTTCGCACGAGGATGCCTCCTTTCGCGCTTTGTCGTAACGGTTGAGGGTTCCAGCCGTCTGCGACATGATCGACGATTCTGCGACCTTCTGGCGTTTCCACTCGGCCGCCTCATCGAATGTCGTCATCGGGCAGCCGGCATCAAACCACTGGAGCGCCGTTTCGGGCGCCACATGGAATTCCTTTGCGAGCTCCTTTGCCAGTGCCCAGCGTTTTGTTGGTTCTTTCTTCATGTTAGTTTTCGAGTGTTTTCAGCACCTTCGTGAGCCACGCCCGTTTGTCTTTCTTTGCCCGCTTGCGTGGCCGATTCGGGTAGGTAAATTGAAACCTCTCCGTCACCACCTCATCGGTCGTGAATTTGTGCCCTGTCTTGCACAACCGCCGGCGAGCCGATCCCCGCTTCTCGGTCACGATGGTATCCTCTTGGCAATGCGGGCACTTCATCGTTTCCTCCATCCGCTCGCTTCGACGATCAGGCGCTTGCTCTCTTCGAGGAACTGGTAAAACACCTCCATCTCCGTGAGATCGCGCCGGTATTCGGGCGGCTCCACATGCTTCAGCGCCCAGCGCAGATGCTCCGCCAGCGCCACGGTCAATTTGCAGCAATGCTGCACGCCCGGGTGGTCCTGCCATTCCCTGCCGCACGCTTGGCAAGTGATCTTCGGGTCTTTTGTCATATCCAGCATGGTCGTCATTGGCGTTGGTCTCTAGTTACGAATTTTGAAATGTGGCCCTGCATGAGGATCGGCACCGACACATTGCGTTCGCCGGATCGGTTCTTGACGACATGCAGGACGCTGCCCTCGTCGCCATGGATGACTTTCCAGACATGGTCCGAGTGGTGACCGATGGCTCGGGACTCGCGCAGCTTGCCATCGTCATTGAGCTGGCTCGCCGTGATGACAGCGATGTTGCATTGCAAAGCCATGGCTTTCATCTTGCGGGTGATCTCACTGACATGTTGCTCCCGTGTCTCATTGCTCGTCATGGCCCGCAGGTTCACGAGCTGCACATAGTCAATGATGGCAATGTCTGCGGCGCCAGAGGCCGCGTATTCGCGGATCGACGCCTCGATGCTTTCCATGTCTGTGGTCTGATCCTCTAGGACGAGCGGCAGGTCTTTCATTACCTGGGCGTTTGCCACGAGCGCATTGATGGCCGGCGCGTATTTAGCCTGCACCTCGGCCCGAATGTTCCGCTCACTCATGTGTGAGAGCATCCGCTCCAGCACCTGCTTCGCGCTCATCTCCAGCGAGAAATACAGCACCCGCTTGCCCGCCAGCAGATTCAGCAGCGCTATTTGCATCAGCATGATGCTCTTGCCGCCCGAGGATTCCGCCGCCACCGTTGTGAGTTCTCCCCGCTTCGGTCCGCCGTGCGTGATCCTGTCCAGCTCCTTCAGTCCCGTCTCAAATGCCTCAGCCTCCTGCTCGCCCTCCAGCTCCAGCAGCAAATCCTCTAGGTGCTGTTGCACCGTCTTGTGTTGCCTGTTGAGATAGGTCGAGGCCACCGAGAGTTCGCTTGCCAGCGCCGCGATGTCGCCCGTCTGATTCAGCAATCCCTCCTCAGCCTTGCGCACCGCCTTCATCGCACTCCGGTATTTATGCGCATCGATCAGGTAGCTCCGGTGGTAAGCCGCATTCTCCACGCTCCCGTCCATATTCGCATGGGAAATATCCCAGAGCGCCTGCGAGCCACCCACTTCTTCCAGTAGGCCACGCTTCACCAGATCCACCTCGAGGTCGAATACCGTCTTGCCGCCCGCCTTCTTGACCCGATCAACGGTCTGAAGGATAATTTTGTGCGCCTCATTGAAAAACAAATCCTCTGGCCAGCTCATTGCCTCCAGATTGTCGAAATTGTTTAGGATCGCCGCCAGGGCACCCCGTTCCGCTTGGGCATTCATCGGCACCGAGGGAGGCATGGGGATAATATTATTTTTTGGCATCGCGCTCATTGATTCTGTTGGCTACAGGCAATCGATATTGGCTGGGGGTTTGTTAAAACCCCCTTTATCTCTTCTCTTCTCTGGTCTCATTTCTGTCCCGCTCGGAGCGTGACCATCAGCGTGACCAAAGCGTGACCGACTTTTAGCCTTCCGTCTTTGGTTAAGAGCCCGCTCCTTAGCACTTTGCCCATTGTGCCTGTCAAAGTTTGTGATGCGAATCTGCTTCCCAGAGCGCAAAATCCAGCCCACTTTTACCATGCCCTCGACGAACCCCGAGATGCCCACTTGGCGATCAATCAGCGTTTCGACCGTGACAGGAGCGTGACCATCCTTGCTGTGAGAATCGAACCAAATCCAAGCCCGCAGCAGCTTCCCCACCACCGCATCAGGGTCCAGGTTCAGCAGCCCCGCCAGTTCGTAGACCTCCGGTTTATCCGGCGTCACCGTTTCAAATTTGATCCAATCTCCAGCCATTAGTTTGTTCCTTTTAAAAGTTCCTGAATAAGAGTTAAAAAAGCTCGCTCTGCGGTGGCTGGCACGACTCCGTTGCCGAGGAGGCGCAGCTCGTCAGTTCGATTGTCACAGGAGAGACACAGCTCGGCATAACCCAGCCCACCGGCAGTCCCATCAGCGTCTCGACCCAGCGGGGGTTGAGTTTGCCGCATCCCATTGCCCTCGCCTCCGCATCCGGCAGCATCTTCGCTAACTTCTCCCGGTTCCCAGATCCTCCCGCTAATCCCGTTGGGCCTCCCGTCACACCGGACGATGCTGGTGTCGGCCAGCACTTCACCTGCGCCGTCAGCGGCATGGTCGCCACATCGCCCTTGGCTTGGCGCAGCGCCCATGTCTCCGGGTTCTCGTCCGTGGTCTTGCCGCTGCGCGGCGTTGCCCATTGCTCCTGCTTCACTGCACCTGCCAGATAAGTCCCCGAGTGTCCGTTCGGGCCATTGCTCTCCATGTCCGGCGTGTGCGCGGTTATCGTTGGCCACAACCCTTGGCGGCTCCCATGCGTGCTGGGGTTCGCCGGGGCGGCTTGGCCATACTTGGTCATGGCGTGGTGCAGACTCACCCCGTGGAATCCCCCCTGCTCCAGATTGTTGTCCTTCCGCAAAGTCTCCCCATCCCTGTGGTTCGATGCGTCCGGCGTTGGCCAGTTCGCCGCCTCCTGCGTCACCACTGCGCACAGGTAGTGCTTGCCCAGCATGTGGTCGTGGCTCTTGGAGCCAACCGGCCCCACATCCTTGTATTCCGACGCTCTGATCGTAGGCCAAGATGAAGACCCGCTTGCGCTGGTGAGGCGCGCCGACTTCACTCGCGCTGAATATTCCCCACGCCGCCGTGTAACCTGCTGCTCCCAAGTCTCCGAGGACTTCGCGCAGTCCCAGGCTAATGTGTCCTTCGACATTTTCAAAGAAACAGAGTCGAGGTCGAATAACTTGAATTGCTCGGGCGATGTGGGGCCAGAGGTGCCGAGGGTCTTCGGCTCCGAGCCGCTTGCCGGCCGCTGAAAATGGCTGGCAGGGATAACCGGCCACAAGCAGGCCCACCCGGTCGCGAAACTCCTCGCATGGGAAGGTTTTAATATCCGTCCAGAGAGGTGCTGCGTCCAAGAGTCCCGCCTCCATTTTTGCGACCAAGTTCGCGCAGGCGAAGGCTTCGATCTCACCATAAGCGATGACGCGCAGGCTTGGGATTGCTCGTTTAAGTCCGAGATGAATGCCGCCGTATCCGGCGCACCACTCGATTGCTGTAAATTCTTTGGTAGTATCCACATTATTCATTCCTTCGTATCGTGGGCATACACGCCCACAGCGAGTGCCGCCCACAGGTGCGACCGCATGCCGTAGGTCGGCCCCGGGTTCTTCTTCGTCCCCTGCGGCCCGAGGCGGTCGATCAGCGCCTGCCGCACATTCGCGTCCTTGGCCCTGGGCGAGTGGCAGAGGTGGAGTTTGACATCGCGGCGGTAGACCAAGCGCGTCTCGGTGCGGGCCACCTCGATGAACCTCCCGATCCACACGCAGGTATCGAAGACCTCCTTGCCCACGGCCATGCCGTAGCTGGCGATCATCTCGCAGGCCACCGCGTCATATTCGCGGCCGATCAGGATTTGTCTGATCTCCGCGTTGGGCAGGTGGTCGGCATCGAGGATCCGGCGCCCGTCCCAAAGGACAAACGCCGTCTCCGTCGTGCCGGGGTCGAGGGCCAGGATCGTCATCTCACCTCCGGCAGATTCCGAGTCGAGCGCTGGTCCCACACCCACTCACGGACCCGCTCGATGGTCTTTTCATCGAGGCCGGCAAAAGCACCGGCGCCATGCTTGAGCAGGCTTCTCAGCTCATTGTCCAGGTCCGAGAGCACCAGCAGGGCATCCAGCCCCGCCAGCGCGTAACGCATCTCCGCCGAATCCTCTGGCAGTTCAAATTCAAGGATGGCTTTCATCTCAGAACGGAATGTCATCCCCGTCGGCCGTGGCGGCAGGTTTCGGTGCAGGCTTGGCCATAGGCTTGCCCGAGAGAAACTCCGCCCGCTCCTCACCGTGCAGGTAGTATTCCACCGTATTCCAGCGCACGCCCTCCTTCTCCCCCGGCTTGTCACCGATCATGGCCACCACCTCGCGCCCCTCGCACGCCTCCGGCGAGAGATCAAAGTCTCCCTCCAGCACCGCCTCGCCCGAGGAAGCGCGGAAGGCATCGATCTTCCAACTGCTCTTCGGCGTGAAAACAAGGTAGTCCCGCACATCCGGCCCCTGCTTGCCATTCGGCAGCATCACCTTCAGCGTCAGCTCGATCATTGGGTTTCCGCCCGTGCCGTCCGGCTTGCGCTTCGAGGTCTTCTCCTCTGCTGTGAAAACTTCACACTTGTAGACTCCCGGCTCGACATAGTATTTGCCGCTCTGCGGCGCTTCTGGTTTTTTTGCTGTGTATGTAGGCATATTATTTGTTGTTGGTCTGCGTTTTTTGGGATGCGCAGCCCCCCTTTGCCCCTGCGTGGCCCCTACGGACCCGCGAGGAAAATTATTTCGTCTTCGGCGGCTTCACCTGGCGCAGTTGTTTCGAGCCCGTGCCCGTGCGCGTGTGCGCATTCAGCGGCTCCTGCCCCAGCTGCGTCAGCCACTCGCGGTAAGTTTTGCCACTCATCGTCCCGCCCATCGCCAGCACCACCGCCTCCAGCGAGGCATTAGCCTGCTTCGCCGCCCACACGATCCCCTCCGCGTCGTAGTATTCGCGCCCCTTCACATCGATCAGCTTCCAGCCCCGCACCTCGGCGCCAGTCTCCAGCCGAGCCCGCATCGCCTTCTCCACCGGCTCCGCCACCATCTTCTCCGCCATCTTCCACTGGGCTAAAAATTCCCCCATCCGCTCCGGCGAGTCCAAGATCGTGGTCAGTATCGTCTCCAGGCTCGTCACCGGCTGTGCCGCCAGCGCCAATCCCTGCTCGACCGGCCGCACCACCGCCGGGCATGTGCTCTGATTCGCGCACCATCCGCAGTAATCATTTGCCCGAGGCTCCGCCGCCGGGTCATTCACCTCCGCAATGATCTGCTCCACAATCTGCCGAGCTTGATCCAGCGAGAACCGGTAGCTCTTCACCAACTGGTGGTCGCAGTAGAGCACATGCGCCGTCCACTCCTGCTCGAACCGCGTCGCCATGCACGCATAGCTGTAGGCCGCAAGCTGTTCCATGTAGCTCCTCACGGCCCCCGTCTTCAAGTCTGCCACCCAGCCCAACTTCTCGCACAGCGCATCCGCCGTGCCCACATGCGCGATCCCCGGCGTGTGCATCGCCAGGAATTCCTCCCGCGCCTCCACCGCCCCCGTCCGCTTGTAGTCCTCCAGGAGCGCCACCGCCCACTCCACCGCCGGCCGATCCTCCGCCGGCAGCGCATCCAGCTTCGAGCGGTCCCCCTGCAGCGCCAGCCGAAACGCCTCATCCATCACCGTGCCCCGCTGCGCCGCAGGCCCAGCCTCGCCCGGCTTCGGGGTATACTTCGGGCACTCCGCCAGCTTCGGCAGCATGCTGTGCCGTATATTTTTATCGTTTTGCATTGTTTATTTCGTTTGTGATTTGTTGTCGCAGCCCCATCGTTCCTTTGCCCCGTGCCCGCAGCCACCGCTCGCACGCCTCATCCACCAAGCGCCGGTTCTCCTCCACCTCACGGCAGTTGTTTCCCACTCGCGCATCGTGCAGGCCGATGTTTTCCATCCCTCGCTTCGCGAGCCATTTTTGGACATTTCGTTCATTGACTCCCTCGGGACGGAAAAGACTCATCCCCTACGCCGCCTTCACGGCCCTCCAGAAACCCTCGGGATTTTCCGCAATCTTCCGGCGGAAATCCTCCGGCATGTCGCGGTAAGTCTGCCCCGCATCGATCTTCCCCCGCTTCAGCAGAAACGCATTCACCGCCCCCTCCTGCGCCGCCAGCTCCCCGTCCAGATCCCTCTCCGGCTTCGCCGCGGCCGCCCCCGGCACCTTGCCAAACACAGGCGCCACCGACTCCCACGCCAGCGGGAGTTCCTCCGCCAGCTCCGAGCGCGTCTTCGCGTCATAGGCCGCCGAGTGCGTCGTCAGCACCACCCGCTCCTTGCCCCCGCGCCCCTTCGCCCTGCCGCTCTCGCTCTCCACGATCCGCGTCTTGAAATTCAGGAAGAAAAGGTGATCGACCCACTCCTTCACCAGCGGCCCCGTCTGCTTCAGCAGCTTCAGCTCATACCGGTCGTAGGCTTGCACCTGATCCGGCGGCTCCACCCGCCGCACCTGCGCGTGCCCGATCAGCACCACATGCGTCCCCACATCGATCAGCCGGTCCAGCTCATTGAGGAAACGAGCCATCCGCTCCGAGGCCATAGTGAAGCCCTTCCCATACGGGATCTCCTCCAGGCTCTTGATCTTCTTCTCCGCCTTCAAATCCTCCACGCACAGCCGCTCCGCCCAGTCGATGCTATCCAGCACCACCGTGCGAAATTGCTTGTATTCCGGCGTCGCCAACGCACGCACCGCCTCGATCAGCTCCCCCCAGGTCTTCACCGACAAGCGAGGCACATCCAAGTGCGCCGTGCCATTCTCCACATCCAGAAAAACTGGACTCTCCGCCTGTGCCGCCAAGGTCGTCTTGCCCACGCTCTCGACCCCATAAAAGCAGACCCGCTGGGCCCGCTGCTGTTTGCCTGTTACAATGTTTAGTTTCATATAAATTTTGTTTGTTTTGTGCGCGTTGTGTGGGAATCGCGCCCCCCGACGGCTCCTGAGCTAGTTAGGGACTAGCCGCATAGCCGGAATTCAGTCCTCAAAGTCCTCGTCGTAAAATTCGCGCCACCGGCGCCGCCGCTCATGCCGGTCCCGCATCTGGTAAAACATCGATCTCTGCCCCGCCCAGAAGCAGCACCACATCGAGAGAAAGATCAGCATCGAAAGCCCGATAGCCATGGGTCCGCTCATACCAATGCCTCCTCCCGCTCGTTGATGATTAGGCGCACCCGCTCAATTTCCTCTGTGAGCGGAAACATCGGGTGTATTGCCAACTCCGCGCAAAGCTCCGGCCCATGCAGACCAAAAGCGAAAATCTCCCGAAACGCCGGATGCACCATCGGCCACTCCACACGGCGCCCCGCCCACCACATAAAAGCTCCGTCGCCGCTCATTTCGTCACCCCCAGCGTGATCGCCGCCAGCACCGCCGCCGGCCCCAGCGCCTTGATCGCCTCGATGATCGATTGGCAAAGCCAGATCGCTTCCTGGTGGCTCATTTCAGCCTCCTCTCGAACTTCACCGCGAACGGTGTCGTCCTAAATTGACGCCAGAACTTCAGCCTCGCCTCCGCCACACTCGCGGCGTGAATATATTCGCCAAACGGCCCAAACACGCCGTTCGCCGTGCAATGATACAGACTCATATTTTGACTCCTTGTTGTTGGTAGGTGTTCGTCGATGCGCGGCGCTTCGCTGCCCACCACTTCTCCAGCGACGGCCGTAAAATCATCCACCCGCCCCGATTCCCTCTCGGCTTCTCGGCGGTAAAAGCTCCCGACCGGCAAAACAACCGGAGAGTGAATGGCGCGTAACCCGTGAACTCCGACGCCTCCTCGACGCTCATCATCAATTTCATTTCCGTGCCCCCTTTTTCGCCTTCTCCTCACGGGTCATCTTCTCCCTCAGAGCTTGAGTAATGATTCTAGAGACCGGCATTTGGCCCTCAGCCACAGCCCTCGACTTCACCCAATCCAGCATGTCCGAGGGGATCGAAATGCTCGTTTTTACAAATGCGGTTTGCATGGCGCAGTTGTTACTACCGAGTCGCATTTAGTAGCAATAAATATTTTCAATAGGGGGTTCACCTACCATGAAAAAACACTTGACATCGGCTTGCAGACTGAGTTTGCGGGCGAAAAAATATTTTGCACCGAGTGGTAAAAAGTGTTACCGGTGCAGGCATGAAGAAAAAACCAAACTTCGAAAAAGCCAGTGTTTCGCTCCCCCCCGAAGTCCACGAATGGCTCAAATCCGAAGCCGCCCGCCGCACCGAACTCTACGGAGAAAGCTGGAGCGTCAGCCGCATCATACAAGAAGCCATCCGCGAATACCGCGCCCGAGCCCAAAGCACCCCCCAGCGCGGCCAAGCCATGCCAGATTGGACCCTCAACGAAGACCCCACCCGCCCCCAGAGCGCCTCTGCCAATGTCATTCGACCATCCGTGACCTACGCTGGTGGATCCTCAACAGCTCCGACCAAGTCCTCCCGCCGAGTTGGAAAGGCCAAGTAATCGACCTCACAATGAAACCGATCTGCCTCATCCTCTCTCTTCTTCTCAGCGCCTGCGCCACCCAGCAGCCCAGCCTGCTCGATCAAATCATCAGCGAGCGCGAATCCAACACCGGCGACCACCTCATCCAAGTCCAGACCATGCCCCCCGGCGCCATCATCGACTTCAACAACGATGTCATCGGCGTCAGCCCCTGCAGCATCCTAGTCAAAGACTCCTACAAAGCCCAGTGGCCCGACAACGGCTACACCCAGCAGACCATCAACGCCCGCTGGACCGACGGCTCCCGCGCCAACCAAATCTTCTGCACCGGCACGCCCCTCCCCAAACATGTCGTCTTCCTCCACCCCATCCCCAACAAAATCCTCGAGCAACCCGCCGTCCTCACCCAGCGGTGATTCGCCATTCGCGAACCGCAAATCACACCCGCCACCAAGCCCGCCAATCCGCACGCTTCGCCGGCACCGCATAAACGCGAAGCACCATCGCCGTCGAAGTGTGCCCGAGCTGGTAAGCCGTCATCCCCGCATTCCCGCACCGCCCGAGGTGGTATGTGGCAAACGAGTGCCGCAGCGCATTGTCCGGCCAGCCCTCCCAGCCAAGCCCCAAAGCCACCTTCCGCCTCCGCTCGTGCAGCGCCTCCAAAGAACCCGTCACAATCTTTCCCTTCTTCTTCTCAAAAAATTTCCTCCGCTTCATTAGCGGCTCCGTGAGATCCACGATACGCTCCAGCATCCCCTCGTGCTGTTTCGAGACCTCCGCCCGCACATGGATCTGCTTTGTCTTCGTATCGATATCCTCCCAATTCATGCGAGCCACCTCCACCGTCCTCAGCCCCGCAAATCCACCCAGCAGCACCAGCGCCCTCACATCGTCCCCCATCGGCGCATCCAGAAACTCCCTCATCTGCTCCGGCGTTAAAATATTTCTACCCGGCGTCGCCCGCGGAGACTTCAGCCCATCCAGCGGCGACCGCTCAATAAACCGCATCCTGTAAGCCCACCGAAAAAACATCCTCGCATACCGGAACCACATCGCCTTGCTCGTTTCGGTGCGACCAAGCTCGCGCAGCCAGCGATCCACATCGAGCGGCATCACCTCATCCACCCGGCCTCGGAACTGACGCATGAGCGCGACCTGTGTTGCCGCCACCTTGTCCCGGTGGCTTTTGCTTTGCGCGTTCACGCTCCGCGACCACAAGGTCGCCGCCTGCGCCACGGAAAGCCCCGCCTCATCCTGTAGCCCACTTGTTCCCTTCTCTCGGATCAGCGAAACCATCCTAGCCCCCTCCTCAAACGCCTCCGCCTCGCTCTTAAAAAACCGGCGAATCTTTTTCCCGGCAAAGGAGGCTTTGATCTCCAGCTTCCAAGGAGCCGAAGGCCGAGCGGGGTAGGGGGAGACAATAAAAGGCGAAGCACTCATAGAGATTGATGTTGATCGGTGTTGTCCGGCGTTGTCCAAACACTGCACTTAGGCATCAACAATGATAAACAATCCTAAACGAATATCAACAGCAAAGACCGCCCGCAGAAGCAGACTAGTAAAGGCTCCAGAGGCTTACTGGAGGGAGCGGAAGGGGCGGGATTCGAACCCGCGGATCGTTGCCGATCGTTCGATTTCGAGTCGGACAACTGCTTTTTATATTCAACGACTTGCAATTCTGTTGCCCGTTGTTGTCCGAGGCGGAGAGGTTTTTTTGGGCTGTAGACTACAGCTACTTTTTCGCCATCAACTTGGCCAGCTCGGCTGCGAATACTTTGACCTGCGCAGGCGTCATGCTGCCAGCGATTTCGTGTGGCTCAATAGCCTCTGATTCGGTTTGCAACCTCTCGGGCTTCTGATCCAAGCCCAAGGTCTTCTGCGATTTTGATGAATTCGTCGTCATAGCTTTGTTTGAGACCTGATTCTTGTTCACCTCGTAATTTAGCCCACAAATCTTTTTCTGGATACCACAAAATAGCTTGGACATCTGCGTTTGTGAGGCTGTATCCGCGACGGCCCATTTCTTCTCGAATGCCATTTACAACGCGACTAATAACGCGGCGGTCGAGATCGGAAGGGATATCGATGGGGTTTAGTTCGGAAACAATGGATTTTGCTGCATTGGCCCAGTTTGGCTTCAATGCATTTTTGATTTCGTTTGGAAGGATCTCAGTCCTTTTTTGTGCCGCGTGTTGCATTGCCACCCAGGCATCTTTGGCAATGGCCTTCTGCGGGTTTTCTTGGTTGAGCTTTTTCTTCTGCTCGGGAGACATGCCATCCCATTTCTGGTCAAGCATGGCTTTGATAGATTGCTGCCTGCGGACGGTCGTTGTGAAAGCGTTTAGGATAATGCTGTCGGCCTTGTCTTGGTTGGCCTGCGCGTCTTGGAATGCCTTGTTGATGCGTTTTACTTCATCAATGGACATGGGTTGGCTGATGAGTTTGTAGTAGCCTTGGAATTCTGCATTGGCCTCTTTGGCGAACGCTTCAATTTCTTTTCGGAATGCTGGATCATTCTCGATGCGAGCCTCCACATCTTCAGATACCGTGAGTTCCGGTTTTTTGGGTTTGCCAGTGCTTGTGACCCCAGTGCTTCTTTCCACGGTGCGGAGCCGCTTGATCAAGTCAGGGAGTTTCCTTCCAGAGTTGCGATATTCTTGAATGATTCGGCCAAGCCGTGTGGAGGTGACTCCATCTCCAACAACATCGCCTGTCCAGCGACCCCATGTTCGGCGCATCCAAAGATCGATAGTGACCGGGTCAAAGTTGCCCATGAGGTTTTGCAGAAAACCTTGTCCAATTTTTGGTCCAAAAATAGCCGCACCATTGACCATATCTTCTTTCCGCCCGGCGATTGTAACCTTACGGCCGGCAGCTTTCGACGCTACGGCTTCCAGGTCTCGGACGGTAAATTCCTTGGATACGAATGCCTCTAATGCAGTGATTCCGCCAAAGGCATCAATCATGTCGTTGGCTAATTGAAGATTCCCGCTGATGGATTTTGCTTTTTCTCCGTAAGATTTCGACGGGTCGAACTTCCCTGTTTTTGAAAATATATCGAATTGCTCGTTTGCGTATCTCGCATTGAGCGGCACGGTCATGTTTTGCGATGTGATTGCCAGTGGAATTCTAAGAGCAAACTGCGCCGCTTTCACCGGATCGCTTTCCTTGGCAAAGAATTTGTTTTGTTTGGCGACATTCAAATCAGAAAGAGACCTATGAATTGTTCCGGCTACAGCCAAAGCCGCCTGGATTGCGGTGGAATACCAGTTGGCGGCATTTTTGCCGCTTGCTTTAAGTGCCGCTTCAGCTTCATCCGATCCTACGATGATTAGATCAGACTCGATTTCTGGCGTGATATTGCTGCTGGTGATTTTGCCGCCGTAATGCTTTTCAGCGGCATCTGCCAACTGCAATGCCACCTTGGCGTTCGTTGTCTTTTTATCAGGTTTTGGCAGAGTCGAACTATCTGCGTGCAACACTTTCAAAGCTGACATCGGCATGTCTTTTGCCCTTCCAGCCACCACATCCGGCATGGCTTGGCCTTGGGGGGTGCGAATGTTTTTTGCGGCAGATTTTATTCGGTCTTGAAATTCTTTAGGGAATTGAGGCGCTAAATCATTTACTACATAGTAAGCAAAATCAGCCGGGTCATCGATGGCTTGGGTTTGGAATTCCGGCAAGTCATCGCGCAGCTCGTAGCTTTGTAATTTTAAGCCGGCATCCATTTTGTCGCCGACTTCGCGCATGATCTTGTTGAGCTCTGCAACAGGCTTGTCCAATGGATCTGTTACTGGGTTGAGCAGGCCCTCGCGTTCCAATCCAGACACGATTTCGCCAGAGATCGGTTGGTTGCCTTGAACCTGGCGGGATTGTTTGGCGATTTGTTGCGCTTCGCTTTGAAGAACAAAGCGGCCCTCGGTCGTAACAAAGCCGAAATTTTTCGTGGGCGGAAATTCTCCTTTGTCCAAATTAAAAAGAGACTCCTCCATGAGTTGTGCATGTGTTTTCAGCGGGGAACTTAAAATTTTGCCGTCTTTGTCAATGACTGCCGTTGCCGCGATTCGCTCTGGCATGGCTTGGCCTTTAGCCGTTGGCAGGTCTTGCGACAAGTCGGGGAGCGGGGATTGGATTTCGGGGAGGCGGTTGCCGTTGGCTTTGTCGTAGTCGAAGTGGAAGCCCTGGCGGCCGGTGCCGATGGCGGCATCCACGCGGTCGAGCCGGAATTGTTTGATGGCGCTGCCGGGGCCAAAGGAGCCGTTGAGCGGGTTCTTGGCGCGGTTCTGCGTGGTGGCGAGGCCGACGAGGGCGTTGATGGCGTCGCGCTTCTCGGTGCCGATTTTGTTTTCGCCGGGGAGGTTGTTTCGGTGGTTATCCATCCACACCTTGAGGTCGGCTTCGAGTTGGCCGATCTCGAAATTAAACGGCGCGAGGGCTTCGTTGCGGTTGTTGATGGCTCGCAGGGCTCGGTTGCGGAATTGCGTGAGATCGAGGACGACGGCGTTGAGGTTGCCGGCCTTGGTGAGCTGCCACTCGAAGGGGATGACCTCGCGAGTGATGGCTTCGAGGTTGCCGAGGTTTTTGATGCGGAAGGCGCCCGAGTCGCCGCTGCCGATGGCGTGGTAGCGGACCTGCATGGATTCGCCGGTCTGGCCAAATTGCTCGAACTGGCGGGCGAAGTTGCGGATGTGCGGCATGAAGCCGTTGAGGAAATCAAACTGCGGCGGGAGCACCTTGCCGCGGATCGTCACGCGGCCGTCGGCGGTTTTCTTGGGGCCGAGGACGGGGTTGCTAGGCTCGAGGAGCTTGGATCCGCCGAGGGCTTTGAGTTGCTCGCGCACCTTGGCGTGCTCGGCGTTGAGGTCGCGCTGGTCGCGCAGGATGGCTTGGCCGGTGACGGGGTCTTGGATCGCAAAGGCGTTCGCTTTGATGCCGTCGCCCCGGTCGTAGAAGGTGACCTGCGGGTTGTTGGCGATGTCGCTGGCGCGGCCGCTGGGGGCCACTCGCACGCCGGCGGGCTTTTCGTGGCCGGGGTTGTTGGCCCACTGCCGGTAGTTGTTGATGTAGGTGCCGAGCTGCTTCACGAGCGCCTTGTCGGTGGCGAGCAGGGGGTTCTTGGCAAAGAGGTCGGCGGGCTTTTCGAGCGGTTCACCGGTCTGCGGGTCGATGCGGACTCCGCTGGCCGAGAGGGCGCGGGCTTGGGCACCGAGGATGCCCTCGGCAAAGGTGAGGAAATTGCCTCCGGCGGGGGCTCCGCGGCGAATGGCATTGAAATCCATCGTCTCGCTGGCCTTGGCGAAGGTCTCGGCAAAAATCTCGTCGCGGGCCCAATCGAGGCCGTCCATGTCTCCCCGGGCGAGTCCGCCCTGCGTGAGGCTCTCCATCTCGCTCGCGAGCGTGGTGGGAGTGATCTCGAAATTGCCCTCGGGGAAAGCCTCGGCGTTTTTGGCGCGGATGATGTTGCTGGCGTATTCGGCGGCGCGGGCCTTGATGCCTTCGGCACCGTAGGTTTTATCCACCCAGGCGCGGGCGGCGAATTTTTGCTGTCCATCCAGAGCGCCGCTGGCGAGCAGAGCGTGGCCGAACTCGTGCGGTTCGATGCCTTGGCGTTTCGCATCGAGGTTGATGTAGACCTTGGCGCGTTGACCGGCGGGCGCCTGCACATGGAGACCGGCGGACCCAGCTCCGCCTTGGGCCGAGACATTGGCGTTGTAATCGGTGGCGTTCAGCGGAATCAAATCCAACCCGTTGCGGAAGGTGCCTTGCAGCGAGGCGAGCTTCACGAGGCTCTCCGGCGTTTGTGTGGACATCATCTTGCCCACATCGCCGCCGGCGAGTTCCACATCCACCAGCATGCGGGAGACATCGCTGATGGCGGCCTGCTGGCGGCGTTGCTGGAGACCGGTGAAACGGTCCACCCCGCCTCCTAGAGCGCCAAAGGTGGCACCGGCACCGAGCATGGCGGCGGCTTCTTCGTCGTCGCCGGCATTGGCCGCGAGCAGGGAGAAAGGGGCGTTGATCGCCGTGCCTTTCACGGCGCCCTTGGCGAGCGCGCTGGCTCCACGCACCGATTGCACGATGGCGGGATTCGAGAGTTTCCCCATGAGGCCGCGCATCTGCGGAGAGAGGGATTGCTCGGCGGCGAGGCGGGCCGGAGTGCTCTCGATGGGAACAAAATTGGTGGGGCGCTCCAGCACCTCCTTGAAGACCTGCGGCACCGAGGGATTCGCCAGCACGGCAGCACGGGCCGCCTGGTCGAGGCCATTGGTGGCATCCGCCGACTCGCGCAGGATGATCTTGGCGGCCCCGGCACCTGTCTCGATTTTGCGCAGCACGCCGATGCCTGCTTTGTAGGCTGGGTAGAATCCGGCAATGGTGGCCGCCACCTCGGGAGGCGCTCCCAAGGCGGATGCGCCAGCAGCGATGCCGCCGCCCACGCTGGCACGGGTGAGGGTTTTTACCACATTGCCAGCGGTCGATGGCGTGAGGCCGGTCGTGTTGGTCACCACATCGGCAAAGCGGCCAGCCAAAGCATCGCCGCCATCGGCCAATCCTCCGGCGACCTTGCTGATCACCCCGGCGGTTTGGGCGCTGACGGTCTTGCCGAGCCGCGAGAGGCCGAGCGTTTTGGCGCCGGCGCCGAGCGGTATGAGATTCGTAGGATCCGCCACGATTTCCAGTGCGCCGGCCTGCGCGATGTTTGGAGTCTCCTGCTGGTTGCGGCCGGTGATGAGGCGCGTGAGGAGCTCGG